GCGGGCTTTGTAGTAGTTGCCACGGCTGCACCGCTAACGACCGTCCCTCCACCGGTTACGACTGCGCCTCCAGTTACAACGGTTCCGCTAGGTGTAATCCTTGTCCCGGCCGTAAATCCTCCAGGTAAGCTTTCTGCTCGAACCGTGTTACCACCGGCCAAAGCAGCCGCATCTGCTTGATTATCAAATAACCGCGTAGCTGCGACGATTGCTCCAACAAGGGCAGCAGCTGTGCCAAGTCCGGCTAATGGATTTAAGGCAAATCGCGAGGCTATTGCCGCCGCCGCTGCGCTATTTCTGAGAGCCGTGTAAGCAGCAGCTAATCCCTGGATTAATAAAATTGTAGCTGAGACGCCTGCGGCGATTTTATTTACAACGAATAGAGTCGCGATAACACCTGCGACAATAGTCAATTCGTCTTTAAACTCGATGATCGTATCGATTAAGCCCCTGATTTTTTTGCCCCATGCTTCCGCAGTCTTTTGGGATTCAGTTAACGAACCTTGTACGCTTTTCTTACCAGTTAAACCATCGATGAATGAATTTAAAGCAGGAACAAATTTTTCTAAAATGAACTTCGTCAATTCCTGAACGACCGGAAGTAATGCTGCTCCGACCGACTCCTTAGCTTCGTCTAATGCGATTTGTACGCGTTCAAGTTGCTTCTGAGTTGATTGCCCGGCGTTCTCTGCAAAGTCTCCAAAGGTTCCGTTGAGTTGCTGAAATATTGCATCGAAATTTTTACTCTTTAAAGTGCTATCGTCTAGGCCAAGTCCTAACTTGCCCAGAGACGTAGTATTCCCGTCGTAAGCACGTCCCAGAGCATTGCTGACCGCCTCTAATGGTTTACCGGTTGCAGCCGATAGGTCTAATGCCAGATTTAGTAATTTTTGAGCTTCTTCGACATCATTCGTACTTCTGACAAGTCTTGAGAAGGCCGGCCTAAGATTGTCGTCTGTAACTCCCACGGCGATGCTTGTCTGAGTTATGTAATCTTCGACTCCGGCTATCTGCTCGGCCGTGGCCTTTGTAGTGCTGCGAATCGTCTCAGCTAATTTAATCTGGGCTGCTTCGTCCTCAGCCGCTGCCTTTACCGCGCTAACGGCGAAGGCGGTTATGGCGGCTCCGGCGACCGCAAAGGCAGCAGCGGCTTTCTTGCCAAATTCAGCGGCTTTTTCGCCAAAGGTCTCAGTATCTTTTTCTGCGCCTTTGAGACTTTTTACAAGGTTCTCGGTGTCGCCTAATATCGTGAGCTTTAAAGTGCGATTACCGGCCATCAGTATTTACTCACTATCTCTGCGAATCGACGTTCCCACCTTGCTACAAGTTCTGGCTGGATTCGACGAAGTGTCGGATAGATAAAGTAACCGGTGCCGCCACGTCCGCTGCGCCCTGAGTATGACGGGAACTGCTTAAATCTCTTGGAGCCGAACTCCAATCCGTAAACTAGCTGCTGTGTCGTGCCGCCGCCGCTGAATCTCTGTGTTGCGAATCCATATGAGAATTCGCCGATTTTGCTTGACTTTGATACGCGGACGCCGGCTGCTACGCGACGAACTCCAAGGGCAGATACGGTGCGACCTAGTGAAGCTACTTTAATCTCATTAGCTGCATAAGTTGCTAGTTCGCCGCCTATTTCTTTTGAAGCAGCTACGCCTTCTTCGTCCATCGCTTTAAATGATCGTGTGATTTTGCGAAGTTCCGCTCTATCGTATGCGATGCCTTCACTTGCCACGTCTATCTCCTAAAATCTCGATGGCCGTCAGGATGTCCTGCTCGTCCGTCCAATACTGCATCGGAATCTGCGTTGCGAGAGATAACTCGACGATTAGTCGGCCGATGCTCCCGCGCTTGTGGCTTTTGGGTCTGCGTCTCCGGCGGTTACATCTGCAACCGTATCAATCCAGATGTCGAATGATTTGATGGGTTTACCTGGATTTTCTCGCTTTGAGGCGTGATAGGCCAAGTACATCAAATCCCAGATTCCGATTGCTTGCGAAGCCTGGCTGATAGTTTTGCCCGTTTGCTTTTCCCATTTTGCCCACTCAGGAGGACGAGCGACATAAGTCTCTTGTTCTCCTGAGTTAAATTCAATTGTGATTGGTAATTTCATGCTCCTGATTTCCTATCTTAGGTAAATGACTCGGATGGTTTTCCGATTACTGTGAACGACAGACTTACTGTCTGAGCGTCCGGGCTGGTTCCGCCTACGCTTGGATAAATTGGCAGAACGTTAAAGGTAAAGACTGCGCCGGTTACGGCCGTTAGGCTACAAGCCAGCGGCGTATTAGGAGCGGTCTCTGCGGCAGTCCATAGAGCTTCGCAGAGAGAATCTGCTGCGCCCCAGTCGGCCAACATTTCAACATCAAAAGTCCATTGAGAATCGATGGACTTATAAGCCTTGTCATAAAGTGTTTGATAAGTTTCAATCGTGGTATCTGCGCTGAGCGTTGCAGTGGTTGCTTGCTCATCGTAATTTTTGGACGCAATCGTCAGAACTAAATCGCGCCCGGTTATGACGGTCGTCGCCATTTGTTACTCCTAGCTTGTCTGTGTGTAGTAGGTGGACAGATTGATGTCGCAGGTTAAGTACTGCGCGGCACCTATCTGAGACACCAGCGGACGTTCTACAACGCCGACGGTGTATCCGGCGGGCAATGCCGCCAGAATGCTAATTACTAGCTTCTCGATGTTATCCAAAGAAGCCGGGTTGCTGTTATACGCCACGATTGCAGTGGCGATTAAATTTACTTTCAATTTAACATTGGCTTTGCCTAAAAAAGTTGGCTCAAAGTACGGCGTATCCGGGACGATGACGATGGCTGGACTAATAACCGACTCTGGGACGCTGTTATACGTCGATGCAGCTAGTCCGGAGAAGGCCGTCTTTAGCGCATCTCTAATTGATACTTGAATGGAGTTAGCCGGCATTATTGGGCCATCGTTTCTACGTCTAAATAAGGAGCCAGCAAAGCTTGGACTCTCGATAGTAACGAACGACCGAGACGGAAGGGCGTCGGCGTGAAATCCACGCCTTCGAGTTGCCCGCCTATCGAGAGTCGGGATTGAAAGATTTCTGTGGATACGACGTAAACAGCAGATTCAACCGCCGGAGTCGATGCGTATAAAGAATCCGCGCCATAACCGGATAAGGTGGCAGTGCCTTGTGGGATGGTTGGCTGCAAGTCGATGTCCGCGTTATTAATTGCGACCGAAAATACCTTTCCGCTGAACTCAGCAAGAAAGCCTGCCGGTAAAAATGGATAGGGATAATTGAACTGCGGAGAATATTCGGAGATAAATCGGTAATCGTTAGTAACTGTAAAGGTGCCGTTAAAAGGCGCAAAGAGTCCGGTAACGACGACGGTCTGACCAGTCGTAAATCCGTGAGGTCTTACGGTGTAGTAATAAGCGACGTTGCTAGTTAAATTTACATAAGCGACTTTGGAACTGTTAGAGACAAGCATCGGCAGGATTATGTTTTCTGCGCTGTCGATGATTTGATTTAAATACGTGTCATCATAAAGGGCAGAACTAACACCGAGAACGTTGCGAAGTTGCGTCGCTGTAATTATCGCTGGCATCAGTTCTGACCCTTTCGATTCTGCTGGGCCGACTCAGGAGCGAATCGGCCCATGACTAAATGGCCTAAGCCTTGTTGTTATGGAATGAACCGCCAGCAATCTTTACTGCTGTCGCTCCATAACCATAGTACATAACCTGAATCTGACCGGTTGAGATTAAATTGGTCTGAAGCTTTAACGATGGTGATTCATACCAAGTATACGCTTCTGGGTCCACGATCAGGATTGAGCCGTCGGTATCTGTACCTTGTGCTGTGTTAGCAGTTACGAATAAATCAAGTCCTGCAACGTTTCCACGGATTGAATCTGGACGAACTACACCGCCCGCGTTCTGTGGTTGTGATGCGTTATAGATTGGACGACCGCTATCGTTTAAAGTCATCAAGTTTGCCCATTGGCTGGTATTAACAATCATATTGCGAGCGAATCGCTGCGTTGCGTTGTAAACAGAAGCAGCTCCACGCGCGACGATTCCTAATAGTTCTGCCGCAGTTGGATAAGTTGTTGTAGTGGTCGCATCACCTGTTGCGTTCTGATAAACAAGAAGATTGACTCTTGCGTCTGTAGCTTTAGCGTAAGCCGCGGCCATAGTCTTCATAAGTTCTTCAAAGAAAATCGGCGAACTTCTGTCAAGCAGTTCTAAACTGAATGTCTGCTGGCCCGCAAATTTCTGGACGTTCACTGTAACGAATGAGGAATTTTGGTCTGTATCTGATGGTGCTGCTTCCTCTGCTGTTACTGCAACGGTTGGAACTTGTGTAATTTTTGGAATCTCGAAGGACATACCTGCATCAGGTAGGACACCGCGAGAAATCGCATCGATTGAGGGACGAACTAAGTTAGATAGTCCGTTGACGACTTCAGTCAGCTGACGGGTTGGAATCAGGCCGGCGTTGTCGGTTGTGTTATCTGCCGCCATAACGTATTGGCGGGCCTCATGGTCTCCAAGTGTTGCGCGTACGGATTGCTCCAGATATTTGACTGGAGTTACTTCGATGCGTGGCTTGGTATAGAACGCAGGCCGGGCATTTGCCTGGACTTGCGTAGATGCTTCCACCGCTTCTTCAACGGCGGGAGCGTTTTGGACGGTGGTATTTTCCACTGTTTCCTCCTGGGTCGGGTTTTCTACTGCATCTGCCGGCTCTGTGCCTTCAGAATCTTTTTCTTCCTCACTAGCTGCGACGTCGCTAACTCGCGCTGAACGGACTGCGGGCTCTGTTACAAGGCTAACTTCTATCAGTTCGCTTGCCTTGATTATCATCGCACCGTCTACCGTTTCATAATCGTCTACTGCAACTCCGACACTAAAGCCGTCTCTTAATCCGGACATTGCCTCTTCCAGCGCATCGGTGCCGGCGGTTGTATTTGCGATTTTAAAGGTTGCATCAATTCCGACAGGTTTTCCGTTTTCCAATGCTTCGTCCATCGATAAAGTCATCCCAATCGGTCTGGTTCTGTCGTGTTCTAAATTTAATTTTACCGGGATCATCGGGACCGAACCTGCTTTAAAGATAGTTCGTCCTGCGCTCGTAGCTGCTACTTCATCGTAAGTTACGATGCGGCCAGAGATAGTGCGCGCGTTGTTATCTGCCGCAGTTATTTTAATCGGTACTTGTATCTTCATCGAATCATGTCCTCTTCTTTTCTTATCTCTTCTGGAGTTATAGCACCGATGCCCGAAAGTATCTGGTAAACCTGCGCGCGCTCCAGCGGATTACCGCGCAGGAAGTCTGTAAAGTTGTAACGGGCATATTGTCCTTGCGGTAAGAAATCGCTTTGACTCAATCTCTGTTCAATAACGGTCATAACCGGCTTTAAAGAATAATCGATTAGGTCGCGTCGCTGATTAATCGCGTTTGAATAGGTATTTGACTGCGGGTCAGCAGACGCGAACCAGGCCGGGATTCCAATAGCGCGGCAAAGTTCCAGCGCGATGTACTGACGGGCTTCATTTAACTGCATCTCTCCCGGGTTAAATCCTAATTTTTCCAATACCACATCAGCATTAAGAAAAGCCGTCGCTCTTTCTTTTCTAGCTTTGCTCCAGGAATCTAACAAGGTACGAATTCTATCTCCCGGCATTGCAGTGCCGTTTGTTTTCATAACTGTTAACGGTGCTGGCTCTTTTGCGTAATTTAAAGCCGTTCTTTCTAACCAGGCTCCAGCTTTAATTGTTTGACCAGCGCGATTTAGTAATCCTTCGTCCATTCCCATAAAGACTTTCATATCTTCATTGCGAACTTGTCTGCCATCGATTCGATAGCCGGTGATTTCCGTGCTTTGCGCGTTAGTCATAACCGTTACGCGAGTCGGTGCGATTCTTTCAGCAGAACGCACTCTGCCATCCTCTGCATAACGGTCGATGCAGTATAAATACGCGTAACCGTAAAAAATTATGTCTTCAGCAATCCAGGACCATACGTTGGCACCACTGACGCGCGGGTCTGGTTGATTAATAACGCGTGGAGGTTCGATTCGAGTCTCTGTCGATTTTTGCCATACATCGATCATCGTGCTTGCTACCGTTGAGCAGATTATGTTTCGCGCTCTTGCTAATGACGGGACCGCCATCGCTTCTTCTCGCAGTGCAGTTGTTGACGTTGAGAAATACGCGCCGAAAGCATCGAAACTATTTACAGGCAAATAAGCAGCAGCTGCCTCTAGGACGTTGGCTTCTTTTACCGGCGTTCCAAGTAGGAACTCTCTTAATTTCATAGCAGAATCTTTGCCCCTCTTATACGCCTAACCAATCAGGATGTCGAACTCCGTCTCTGGGCGTGTCGCATAATGAGTAACTAGAGCTGAAGCGACGGTAGCGCATACGGCGGCCTTTGAAGCTCTACGTCCGATGACCCAGGCACCATCTCCATAAGGCAATCGAGACGCGCTCAATATTTGCTTGGTCAGTTCTGGCTGACCGTTATGAACAAGGCGGCCGCTTGTTACCGCTCCAAGTAATTCGTCGCAGGATTGAGCGTATTCGGCCCCGTCGATGTCCATAACCCGGATTCCTGCCGGTGCTAGTCGCATTGCGACCGCGCTAGAGGTTCGCTTCGAGTAGGCAACAAGCTCGGTGTTAAATTTTCTGGCATACGGCGCGATGTCGTTGGCAATCGCCTTATCGTCTAGGGATACCGGATTATGCCAAGTATGGAGAAGCTGGACGATAAACCGGTCTGAATCGAGACGTTGCGCTGCAACCAGCGCACCGTGTCGACGGTCAGGCGAAAGGTCTACTCCTAACCAAGTCCGGCGACTCTCATCCAGCTTCTCTGTTTTATTTTCGCAACTAGCCCACTCCAGCGATGGAATAGCCGGGTTGATTGAGTCAACCCATCTGCACAGGACCTCAGTCCGAAAGACGTCCGGCGCATCGTTAGTTGCGCTGCGTATGTTATCAATGTGAATCGTGCGACCTAATGATGGATTTGCGTAACGCCATCCCTCGACGTCGTAAATATCGTCTTTAGGTGCGCTCCACTCGAAATAACCTATGTCATCAGATGATCCTGCGACAGAAGCTAAACCTCTTTCCCTGAGTTGATTTAAAATCAGGCTGTGTTGGTCTCCGGCATTCGAAAGGGTCCAGACTTGAGGATTTGCAGCGGCCATCATTGTGTATTTCATCGAGGCCCAGGCTTCTTGGTCTTTGTGTTCGCGCAGCTCGTCCATAAAGACCGTCTCTGGCCTAGAGATACCTCGCGCGGCGGCATTGGCGGCCTTGACCATATACCGAGTCCGATGATTGGTCTCGATTTCCTCAGAACCGTGCGCCCATCGAATCCGTTTAACTTGAGATGATAAAGATTCGTTACTTTCGATTATGTTAACCAAAGCTCGAAAAGTCTCCAGAGAGGTCGTGAGTCGATGCGCCGAACCAATCTGAAGCGGGTCATTCCAGAGAAATAGCCCGGCTAAAATCCGAGACATCATCAAAGTAGACTTGCCATTTTGTCTGGCTACCACGGCGCACACAATCGGATAATGCCATCGCCCGTCAGGTTTGACCCGGTGGGCCTCGATTGCTAACCAACTCTGCCAGGGCAGTAGGTCTAGGCCGATAGATTTGCTGAAATCGATTAGTTCTTGACCCTTTGAGGGCAGATTTACCAGCGGAGAATGGATTCTGGGCTCAGAATGCCCAAGTATCACACCTCCTATTTCCGATGCGTCCCGTTCTCTAACGATGCTAACCATTCGAAGCCGAATCGAAGTCATGACCAGCTGGCTCGTGCCGAAGGCTTTCGTTTCGTGGTGAAATTAGACCAT